GCCTTCAAATGGCCCGGGGTACTCTCCTGTATCCTCCTGTATACTTCGAGCAGAACCGGAAGTCCGGCCAGGTGACACTTGGGGGCAAAGAGCAGTTTCGCTCGATGCCCTTGTGTCAGCAGACCGGATGACTGGCCGGTTTGGAGTATACTCTTGCTCGGCCGATTAGGCCGTGATCACATGGAGGAACTGTCTTGGGCAATGCAAATAGAACCAGACCGGTCTCATGGCGAGGCCGGCACTGGGTCAATCCACCAACATCCGCGCCCCTTCAATCGTCCGAGGCCGTGGTTCGCAAGTATGGTTATAACCGTACTGGCAGCCACGATCCGAAGTTTCGATGGAAGATAAGGCAAGGTTTGAATGCGAGTGGTAGCATGCACGTGACAGTTAGTAATGCCGAGGCGGTTGACGTGAATACCAAAGTATGGTACCGCGGTTCGACCGACCCCAACTCGCCGATGTATACGAAGATAGGAACCTATGGCAGCCAAGGTGTCTTTTTGAACCTGAATCTGCCGTTGGGACTGACTTCGCACAGCGGGACCTCCTCTATGGATGAAGCTAGGAAGGTTGCCATCAGATGTCTTCAATCTAAGTGGACCCTAAGGCGGAGGCAAGTTCAAGGCCTCGTGCTAGCGGGCGAACTCGGAAAGACGATACAGATGGTAGTCAGGCCTGCAAAAACCTTACGAAACAAGGTCGGGTCACTTATCGGACGTCTAGCGAAAGCTAGGAAACGTACGACCGACTCTTCCTCGTGGAAGAAGGCAGCTGCAGATACTTGGTTGGAGGGCACGTTCGGATGGAAACCTTTGATATCCGACGTTCAAAACGGGGCAATCGCGTTGGCCCGCACTGTGGAGAAAGATGTCCTATTAAGGCATCAATTCCGGTGCTTCGGCCAGCATGAGAGTCCTGTCCTGACCACGACTGGGTTTGCTGGTCCTATTGGTTACGACTCTTCAAGTCCAATTTACTTTCATATGGATAGGAGAGTTACCAGTAGGTCCCAGTGTATCCTTTATGGCGTGTGGTCCACCAAGCTCCAAAGTCCAGAAGTAGCGGCTTCCGCAGCATGGAGGTTGGCAACGCTCAGCGGTTTAAGCTGGGCGGATGTCCCACCTCAAGTTTGGGAGCTAATACCATGGTCCTTTGTCGTCGACTACTTTATAAATGTAGGCGACGTCATCGAGTCAGCAGCGAACACCTTAGATGGGCCCCTATGGGTTGAGGAAGTGCAAATATTGGAGACTGAAGACCTCCGGTATTTTACGCACAACACCCAACAGTTAAAGGCCTTTTTAGGGAAACTGTTCGTTGCCCTCGATGGTCCTGATCCTTCCAGTAAACAGAGCTTTAAAACGATTTCCCGCCTGGGGTACTTGGGTCCTCTTCAGACCCAGTTAAGCCTCAGATTGCCCGTAGACATGCAGTGGCTGAATCTAGCTGCGCTAGCTGCGGGTGGGAAGTCACTTCAGCCTTTCACAAACCGATAGGAGAACACGATGAGAACCGAAGCATCTGTCGCAGTTTTGCGCGAGACGCTAAAGCAGCGTGGCCACATTCTCGCGAAGCATCCCGTTGACTTAGTAAAACGCATTCTTAGTCAAGGGGAGTACTTAGTTAGTTTGTTAAGCCACGACGCCTACCTCATGCAGGTGTGTGATGTGGACACAGGTTGGGGAAAGTATATCTCCAACTATGGTACACTCATGCACTCTGTAGAGGGGTTCCTCGTTTTTCACGAAAAACGGCTTGAAGATGCCTTCGACAGTTATGTCGACTTCATCAAGTTCAGCTGGCTAATAGACGGAGTGCAGCCTACCCTTCGTATTTTGGAGGGAAGCGGCTTCGCCGACTGGCTTTTGCTGGACTCATCAGACCGTATCGCGTTAAGCGAGGGACTGGTTCTCACCGCTGAGAGGAGGCTTCGCCATGCTGGTGTTACATTCCGGCAAATGGCGGAGTTCTTTGCAGATCCCAAGATCAGCGGGAAACTGCATTAACCTCTCAGAAGGGGACCTATTGGAGTGGTAAGGTCTTATTTCATCAACCACAAAGAAAGGGTAGCCAAAATGGCTATTTCACCATCCTCGCCTATTACCGGCGGGGCCCAGACGGGTTTCACGTCGCCCACTTACACGTTCGTGACCGATGTTGCATTGGACACTAACGGTAAGCAGTTCGCCGTTACAGCTCTGGGAGGTACGCAGACCGGAGTGCGGGTTCATGCAGCATCGGACCCATTCACCTTCACGTATGTGAGGCCGAAGACCTATAAAGCCCTCGGCAAGATCCACCCGGTCACAGGTGTTCTGCAAAGCGTACCGAAGAACACCCACCTTCTGATCGTGCGAAAAGGCGCGATTCCGTTGGCGGGACAGCAGCCGTCCGTCGCGGTCTTTCGACTGCAAATGGACATACCTGCTGGTTCGGACGTTGCGGATCCGGCAAACCTGCGAGCAATGGTTTCACTGCTCAGTGGTCTCGCGAGCCAGATTTCTGCTGGCTTGGGAGATACCCTGGTTACCGGTCTCTCCTAATCGTAAAGAGAAGGAGATGACAACCGTGACAAGATGCAAGGGTGAAATCACTCTCATCGTGCTGGCGATCCTAGCTGTGGTTGCTTGCCTAGTCCCTGAACTTCAGGGAAATGCTTGCACCACAGGGCTTTGTGAAATTCTCAAGCCCAAAAGCTAGTAAGCCGGACAAACGGAGCCAAACATGCATGCTTATGCTGTCGCGTTCCAGTACCTTCAAGACGACCTGCCTAAAACGGATTCTATCCTTACTTCGGATATGGATCTGTCATCGGCGCAAGCGCTGTGGCTTCGGCGATCCTTCCTTAAGAAATACGAGGAAGTGAGAGCCGAGGACGCTGACTCGAAAGCACTTAAGCTCTTTTTAAGGAGCAATGAGCGCTGTAAGAGTTTCGCGTTAAAACCTTCGCGTTTGTTTGAGGACGTATTGGTTGAGGAGGTCAAAAGCCTTTTTGACTCGTACTTCTACGATGGCCCGAACCTGACGTTAGACCTCGCGAGTATTTCTCGAGGTTTTATGACAGGACCGGGTGCTAGCAGAGGAGCGATATCGGACAACTTCTACACGAAGGTGTTCGACTCAAACCTCTCAGGCACAAGCTCGCGTCTTTACCGAGACTATCGGTGTGCTATAGCTGATTGGCCCAGGTGGACTAACGCTGAAAATGCGCGTCTCGACCTCCATGGGAACGCTATAGTAGAGGGCAACCGTCTTTCTTTTGTTGCAAAAACGTCTGAAATCTCGCGTACAATCTGTACCGAACCCAATCTGAATATGCTTTTCCAGAAAGGGATAGGTTCCCATATAGAAGAGCTGTTAGAGAGACGTTGGAAGTTATCAGCGTCTACTCAGCAGTTCGTCAACAGGGAGCTGGCGCGTCAGGGAAGTATCGATGGCTCTTTTGGGACCATCGACTTATCCTGTGCGTCAGACAGTGTGTCGCTCAAGCTTCTAAAGGAGCTTTTACCGCCCTATGTATATAGGTGGCTAGAGCTTACTAGAAGTCCTTATGTCGTCCTTCCAGACGGCACGAGGGAAGAGCTTCACATGGTATCTAGCATGGGGAACGGTTTTACATTCCCTTTGCAGACGATACTATTCGCGAGCGTCGTGGTGGCCTGTTACGGTCTCCTTAGTATTCCTATAAGAGATCGTGCCTCAAAAACCAATTGCTTTGGCGTTTTTGGCGATGATATAATTGTCCGTAAGGATAGTTATGCCTTCGTCGTCAGAGCACTCGAGCTGTTCGGTTTCGAGGTGAACGAAGACAAGTCTTTCAATACAGGCAACTTCCGCGAGTCTTGTGGAGGGGATTACTACCACGGACATGATATCCGTGGTGTGTACTTGAAGCGCCTCTCTACAAGTGCAGATGTTTACTCCATCATCAACAGGCTAGTACGGTGGAGTGCACGTTCGGGAATCATGCTCACCAAAGTCGTTCGGTATCTTTTGGAGCAGGTTGATTTCTTACCTGTTCCTCCAGATGCCGGCGATTCTGAGGGCGTGAAAGTACCTTGCGCGCCTTCCGCGTTGCCGGTCGACAAGCACACAGGCGGCGTTATCTACCGCTACCTTAGTGCGAAACCGATCAGCTTCGCTTTGCCCGAAAGCCCTGATGAGACGCGTCACTACCCGTTTTCTAAAGGGAAGAAAAGAGAAATCTTCTTCAACCCAGACGGGCTGTTGACAAGTGTTGTCGGAGGTTTTGTTCGCAACGGGCGGGTCATGGTCCGTTCGGATCATGTCCGGTTTAAAATCCGTCGCAGGGTCACCTCTTCTTGGTTTGATCCTGACGCGGTAGTGGCTAGAATGCCACTAGGCAGTCGCTGGAAGGCGGCTGCCGAAACGCTACTCAAAAAGTAGCGTCCCCACAGAGGCGAAAAATCCTCTACCCACACTACACTTGTCTTCGCAGTGTGGGG